TGGCGAAGCACTCGTCGGGGGCGATGCCGTTGGCGAGCACGACGTGGAACCCGCCGTAGTTCGTCGAGATAGTCGCGTCGGTGAGCGCGTTCTGCTCGGCCGGAGCGGCGACGGGACGGCTGGCGAGGTCTTCGAGGATGATCTGCTCAATCTGCGAGCCGACCACGAGGGCGCGGCCCGAAGACGGNACGTAGCANTCGTTGAGCTGNCNNCGCGCNTCNAGCACGCTGTGNAGCGGNGCCGCCTCNCTGAANGCNCCNGTGAGCGCGTAGGTCGCCTCGGAGATCGAGCCGGCGAGTTCGTCCTCGACGCCCACGACGATGGAGCGCAGGATCGGGCTGAGGACCTGAGCGCTGAAGTCGACGATGTCGAGCGTCAGATTCTCGTCCGTGACGTTGATGCCCTTGTAGACATCGGTGTCGAGTTTCACGTCGACCGAGGTCTCGGACAGATCGTCCATCACGAGCGGGCCTGAACTACGCAGCGCGCGAGTGCGCGCCACGATGTAGGCCGGAACGCGGATCGTGACGGTGTCGCCGTAGACGCCAGCAAAGTCGCCGGCCGCGTCACGCCACACGAGTTGCGGCAGGACGGTCTCGCGCATGAGCACGCCGAGCGCGGTGTTCACAACTTTTGTTGCTTTGATGAAGGTATTGGACATGGTCTCCTACTTTTAGAGTCGCGGCACGGATGCCGCAAGTTTGCGCGGGTCGGTCTCGTCGGGCTCCTCATCTGGGGCCGCGCCCGAGCGTAGCCGCTCTCTCGGCCTTGTCGGCTTCTGCTTGTCGGCGTCCGTGCCGGACTGCCCGTAGGTCTCCGGGAAGTCGTCGAGGATGCCCTTGCCGGACTCCTCAATCTCGTCCTTGGTCGACCCAGTGAGGTACTTCAGGTGCTTGTTTTGGATGCCAAGCTCCGCGGCGACCTCATACCGCGTAGACTTGGCCTCGGCGTCAGTGGCGCGTTTCTCCGCGACCGTCGCCTTGTCGGCGAGCTTCTGACTCTCAGTCTTGTTCGATTCCTCGATCTCATCGAGCTTCTTGGCGGCGGCGGCGTTGGTCTTGGCCTGTGCCTCGTGACGCCGGGACATCGCTTTCCACTTCGCCTCGCCGGCCTTGTAGTCGTGCTCCCCGTCCGTGTCGGTCGGCTCGCTGTCGTCATCCGCATTGGCCTTCTCCGCTGCCTTGGCGGCGTCGGCGGCTGCCTGCTTCTCTTCGTCGGTCATGGTCGCTCCCGTGTCGGGTAAGGGCGTAAAAAAGGCCACCATGGCGGCGGCCCACGCAAAAGGCCGCTCCGAAGAACGGCCTTTATACGGTCGAGCTGTTGTTAGAGAAGTGTCTTACAAAAGTCTGCCGGCGAAGTCCATCGGGTGCTTCGCGTTCTTCGTCATATTGCACGTCGGGCAGGCGATGACGAGGTTTTCGGGACCGTTGGAGCCGCCGAGAATGACCGGCGTGACGTGATCGACGTGGTACTTGTCGAGTTTCTTCTCACACCAGAAGCACTTTCCGCGCTGGCGCTCGTACTGAGCCGTCACGTCGGCGGCGGTGTGAGTACCGCCGTTGCCCTTCTGGCGGGCTCTGCGGTTGCGGGTATAGGCTGCGCGGCTCTCTGTGTGTTCGGCTCGGTAGGCCGCCATCTCTTCGCGGTGTTCGGCGTACCAGGCCACATGGCGGGCCGCTATTTCATCGCGGTGTTCGACGCGGTAGGCAACCATCTCTTCGCGGTGCTCGGCGTTGTAGGCGGCCTGGTAGGCGAGAACCTCGTCGCGGTGTTCGGCGCGCCATGCCGCTCGCTCCTCGCGGTGAGTGGCGCGGTAGGCGGCGTCGTTGGCCGCCTTCTCTGCGCGGTGAGTGACGTGGTAGTCTGCCCAGTAGGCGGCCTCGCAGGGCTTGCACTGATACCGGAGGCCAGACTTGCTACGCTTGCTAGCGTGAAAGTACCCCCGGGTGGCGGGGTACTCGTGGCCACACTTGGTGCAGGTCTTGAGCGGGGGTGTGGTACAATCGGGTTGCATCGGACTCCATTTCCGCTGCCACGCCCCCGGAGCCGCAAGCTCGCGGGGGCACTCTGTAGGGTGAACCGCCCTATACCCTACACCTTATCGGGGGGCCGTGTCAAATCGCGCCTAAACCCGTTCAGCGTGTGATCGCTGGCGTCCCAAAGCCGCTTTTGCTCAACCGACCGAGTATTCATCTGGTAGCCTTCGTATGCGACCTCGATGCTGCAATCGCAGTGCTCATGCCAGGACATCTCCTGACCCTCAATCGAGCCCGCCGATTCCGCGCTGAGGTAAATGGGGCCACGTGAAGCTAACATGGCACAAAACCCGCACGGGGAAGCGCCCGTGATCCTCGCCACCCCCATCGCCCTCGGGTCGCGTACCTGCTCGGCGAATATCGTGTCGCGCCCGCCGGCCAGTACATCTCGCGAGACGGTGCCCGACACCTCGACTAGGCTGTTACGCATAACCGTCTCGAATGGCTTCCCGGCCGCCAGCGACCTGTACACCGCGCCCCTTGTGGTGGCCCCAATCGCCGCGCGAATCGCGGCCTCGGATTTCGGAGCCGCAAGCGGGACTGTTCTGAGTGCTGCCGACGCGGGAGCCTCAACCGCCCGATACATCTCGTAGTAGCGAGCCGCAAGCGCCGCCGACTGGGCGGAGCGCGACTGCACGAGTAGTACCATCGCGCGCTCGAATGCTTGGTACGATTCCGGCTGACTCGGCTGCCACGCCGGCCAGAGCTTCATCACGTCGCGCACGACGGATGCACGCAGCGCGCCTTGCTGTCTGCGGTGCAGGTCGGTGAGGATGCGGCCCTCTGCGGTGCGCGCCATTAGGCTCCTAGGTAAACGTTGTCGTGTGTGCTATACTGACTAGACCGTAAAGCGGGGAGGGGGCTGTTTTGCCGAATACCAAATGTAGGGATCGTCTTCCATGGAGTGAGGCTGAGGTGGCACAAGCGCGATATGAGCAGGCCGAGGCCGAACTGGCAGCCGTTGGCAGCGACCTGCAAGACCAAGTGGAATACACCATCACGCTGCGTGAGCGTGCCGAGCAGGCCGAGGCGGAGAACGAGCGGCACAAGTGGATGCTCGACCGTCTCAGCCACCAGCACTGGCCATACAACGAGGATGGGAATGAGGCGCGCCGCGTAGCCCATCTCATGGCCCTACGTAGCGAATACAACGCCCGGTGTGAGTCCGCCTCAGACACAGGAGGCGAAGGGTGAGCGACTTCGGATGCAGCCTTGAGCAGTACGGGCCGCGACACGAGATGTCTGGCCGCGCCAGCAAGGCGGACCTGAGACGGCGCATCGCCGAACTGGAGAGGCACGAGGAAACGTGGCAGGAAGTCCACCAGCAGGACTGCGCCGCCAACCAGAGGCTAGCCGAATCGCGCGACGAAGCACGCGACGAGGCGAAGCGGCTACGGACAGTCCTTCTGCAGATGGCCAACGCAGAGGGCGAGTAATCTAGCGGTCATGCGGTGACCGCCGGTGCAGCAGCCGCCACCGGTGCCACCCCGCCCGCCTGCCTATCGAGCATCGCGCTCAGCTGCGCGAACGAGTCGCCCTGCGCGGCGGCGGACTTCCACCGCTCCACGTCGGCCTGCGTCACGCCAGGCACGCGCTCCCAGAGCTCCTGCACAGGAATGCTCAACATGGTGGCCATTTTGCCGAGAGCGTCGACGGTGGCGGCAAAGGCGCGCGCCTCGGTATCCTTCCAGCGGACCTGGGCGGCGGGGTCGGTCTCGAGGCCGGCAACGTCGGCGGCCAGCGCCAGAGTCTGTTCCCATGCCTCGCCGAACATCGTCTCGCGCTCGGTGACCTTGCGCTGCTCAGCCTGCTCGGCCGCGGCCAATGCCTCAGCCGAGAGGTTGACCAACTCTCCGCGCAGGGCGTGGGCCGGCGTCTGCGAGATTGCGGCGAGGTTGCGCAGGCTGTCACGGCGCGACTCGATGTAGCCGGACAGGTCTGCGGCGGCGAACTCGCCGAGCTTCGTGTCGGCATCCTCGAACGTCAGTACCTTGTTGGCGGCGACCTGGACCTTCTCGTCGGTCGTGGCGGCCATCCAGCCGGCGATCCACTTCTGCGGGAATGCGCCGTAGTGCTGGACGACGAGCAAGCCGAATGTGGTCAGGTTGATCTGGTCCTGAATGGTGATGAGGTCGTCGACCTCGGATGTGATCTCTTCGTCGAGGTCGGACTTGGACAGGAAGCGGATGACGGGGACGTGGCCGACGCCGTGGATCTCTGAGGAGACGAACTCGACTGAGGCGCCGTCGTCGGCGCTCATGTAATACACGGCTTCGTCATCGAAGAGGCGATACAGGTGCTTGCCCTTGGTCGCCGAATGCCGCTTCTCGAGCGCCCACATCGGCCAGTCGTCGTCCTCGCCGTAAACGGCCGTCATGTGGCGCGGCGAGATGCCACGGACCACGGCTACCGGGTCTCCGGGCAGGACCGTGGCGTAGGCGACCCCGTAGCTCAGGGCGGCGCGGTGGACGCCGAGTTGGCGCGCGTCGAGCTGATTTCGCTGCCAGATATCCCAAGCCGGGGCCTCGTCGGTCGTCTTCGGGGCTCTGTAGCCGTCGACGTACATGGATTGGGCCATGGAGTCGACGACGAGGCCGAGCACGTTGACGCGGGACATTTCGGCGATGCGCCGAACCTCTAGCGGGGCGGCGGCGGGCAACCACAGAAACGCCTGACGATTCCTGATATAGCGGTAGAGGCGATCAAGTCGGCCCGCGTCGGCGCTGCGCCATCCGAGCATTAGCTTCGTTTGCTCGATGGCTGCTGATGGTGAAAGCGGCATGGATCTCCTTGGAAAGCACAATTTGCCCCACGAAAAAGGACCATCTCGGGGAGACGGTCCTAGTGGAGCCTTCGCTATGTGAACGCGGCTAACAGAGCCTGCCGCAGAACTCCATCGGGTGCTTCGCGCCCTTACTGAGATTACAGGCCGGGCATGCTATGACGATGTTCTCTTTGCCGTTGCTACCCTTCCCCACAAGCGGCGTCACGTGGTCGACGTGGTACTTCTTTCCGGTCTTCACGTCGCAGTAGAAGCAGCGGCCCTTCTGGCGCTCGTACTGCGCCCGAACGTCGGCGGCGGTGTGCACGCCGGGCGCATTGCGTTTGCGGGCGCGGCGATTCCGCCAGTGCGTTCTCGATTCCTCGGGGTGCGCGGCGGCCCATGCAAGTTGGTAGGCGGCGCGGTCTTCCACATGCGCAGCCCTGTAGACGGCCTGGTATGCGGCTCTTTCTTCGCGATGGTCCGCGTCGTAAGCAGCGTTGTAGGCGACTCTCTCCTCACGATGCGAAGCGTAGTATGCGGCCATATAGGAGGATTTCTCTTCGCGGTGGGCGGCGGCATAGGCAAGCTTTTCTTCACGATGAGCAACATAGAACGCGGCCTGGCGGGCGCTAATTTCTTCGCGGTGAGTGGCGTGGTAGGCTGCCTTATAGACTGCCGCATTCTCGCGGTGCGCGGCATAGTAGGCATGAGCGTACTCGCGCTTACATTCCTTGCACCATGACTGGAGACCACCCGCATACCGCTCGTCGGCGCGGAAGAACTCCAAGGTAGCCGGGTGCTCCCGGCCGCACTTAGTGCAGGTCTTCAGCGGTGGTGTGGTACAATCAGATTGCATCGGACTCCATTTCCGTTGCCACGCCCCCGGAGGTGACACTCGCGGGGGCAATTTCAACCTCCAGTATACCACACGGCGCGGACGGAATCAAAAGAACGCCGCCCGCTGCTTCTTCCTCCGCTGCTTCTTATCGGGAAGAGCCAGGTACGCGCGCCGGGCCATTCTGGAAAGCATCAAGGCGATGAGGGCGTCTATCTTCCGCTTCGACTCCCTACTCTCTTTCGCCACGCCCACGCCCCAAGCGTTGGGGCGGCGACGAGCATTGTGGGCATGTTGCCGCAAGCGTGCGTCGCCGTCGTGACGGAAGACCTTCTCCGTGATCTCGTTGTGCGTGAATTCTGAGCCCTCGATGGTGAACAGCTTTTTTGTCGCTCTCATATCGAACGCGATGCGGTGTTTCATGGTCGCCGCGGCGCAAAGGTCGCGCCCCAAGTCTCTCTCCCATGCGTCGACGTAGCTCTCGAACGGGTGCAGGTCCGAGAAGAATGCCACCACGTCATAATGCTCGAATGCCTGCCGTACCGCGCCGTCTATGGCCTCGCGTGGAGCCTCGCCGCCCGTCTTAGCGGGGTCCCAAACTCCGAGCGTGAATACATACCCATCGGATATGCGGCAGCCGATGAGCGCCGAGTGGTCGTCGGTCAGGCTGCCGTCGAAGCCGAGGCTGATGAGGTCGCCCTCGTCGACCCTCAATGTCTTGTCTGCCAGGACGTCGAAGTCCTGCGGGCTCACGAATGCGTCTTCGGTGGCCACGATCTGATTCAGCCAAAAGCGGCGCGACCGTGAGGGCGGGTTCCGCTTGTCCATGATGGCCTGAATGATGCGCGGGATGTCGAGCCACGTCGCATCGCCGCGAATCGCGTCTATCGTCGCCGGCAGTGTCTCCGGGTCAAGCGTCGCATCCGGCGGGGCCTCAATCGAGTCGTAGAGGAAACCGACGTCGACGGACTTGCCGAGCACGATGTTCTCGTAAGCCTCGCGCGCAACCTGAGCCACCGACTCCTCGCCGGGTTCGTAAGCGTTCGTGATGCTAAGGGCGCGTGCCGCCCCGTCCGGTGACTTGGAGAGGTTGCGGTCAATGACCGCGTCCATCTCGTGACCCTCGTTGCTGGACAACCAGTGATGAGTTTCGTTGCGAAGTACAAAAGTGGAGCGCGCGCCTTCCATCGTCCGCGGCGAACTCGTGACGGCTTCGATGCGCTGGGCGCCGTGGTGGGCATAGATGATTTCCTTGCCCAGGTCGATCTCGTACTCTTTCAGCGCCGCCTTCGTGAAGTAGGCGGGAAACAGGGTCATCGTGTTCTTCGTCTGCGTGATGCTGACGGCGGCGGTCTGTACCCATGCCTGCGGATGCGACACGCCGGCCGGGTGCTCGTTACCCCACGGGTCTTTGACAGTCCGGCCGCTCGGGTCTATGCGGCAGGGGCCGACGAACTCGAAGGCGCAGAGCGTGGCACCGAGAGGGTCCTTGCCCCAACCCTTCAGCCGTTGCAGTACCCCATCTCGGTACAGAAACCGGCCCGCGTCATCGACTGCGTACCAATGCAGAAGGAATCGCGCTTGCTCGGGCGTGTACCGCCACGGCTTCCCGGTTTCGTGCTGCAGCCATTCGCCAGCCCACTGGATGGCCTGCCAGCCAAGCGAACGGCTGGGGAATATCCACTTGCCGTCTTCGCCGCGCTGCCAGGTGGGGCCGATGCAAACGGGTTCAACCGCCGAGGGCGTCGCGGTACTCATCCATCACGGTGACTGCAGCTAGTGCCGGCTTCTGCGGCTTGCGGTCGATCTCGATGTGGACCCGACGCCGCGCGCCCTCGGTTGTGCCGAGTTCGGATGCGGCCGAGCACCAGGCGGCGAAGAGTTGGGCCGACACGCGCGGGGCCTCGAGCATGTTGTCGAGGATGATTGCCAGCACCCTCGCCTGCCGCCAGTCGGATGGCTCATAGAACTGACTCTGACCGGAATCGGCGAGCGACTGATACCAGCCGCGGGCCTCGGCGTGGAGGCTGGCGGGGCATGTAGCCGGCTTCACGTTGCCGGTGGCGGGCACGGTCTCGACCGGGTTCTCCTTGTTGCGCCGCCTGCGCTCTTCGCTTCTCTTTGGGATGGGTCCTGGGGAGCCCATGTCGGCCTCCTAACTGAAAAGGCGCCCCTTGTCGGTGCGCCTTGGTTGTTGGCTTGATAACCCGTACACGTTTGGAGGTGCTATGCTCCCCGGAGGAGCAGACGCGCGCTTTGGGGTCCACCCCCACCCCTGTCGCTGCGCCGGAGCCACACACAGACGCTTGCGTTGCTCAAGAGTGGCGGGACACCACTGCGTGT